ATTGAGTAGAGCCATCATATAGTGCTTCCTCAACTGATTGACCGTTTTGTGAACCATCATAGTAACCACCACCAAGTCTCCAAGGATCTTGTGAACGGTTAACACCAAAGAACACATCGTTCGATGGTATGTTTGCTGGGTTGTTTAACCATGCAGCTAAACCAGTAATAGCAACAGGCTCTTGTGCACCCGATACTGTCGGACCAAACAATGGTGAAGTACCAGAGATCTGCATGTAATCACCAGCCACCCAAGCAGATGGATCAGCAGGTGTTAATGGATTCGCAGCCGCTGCATTACCAACAGTCACTTGTCCTAGACCACGATTCACACTCACTACATATCCAATACCAGCACGCTGAGTAACAGTCGCACCCTTAACTGGATCTACATCAGTTGCGTACATAACCTGACCAACTGTGAAGTATCTTGCATCACTTGGATTAGTTAACTGGATAATACCAGTACCAACTGTACCAATTGTTGAAATCACACCAATAGAACCAGAACCTGAACGATATAACTGTTGGCTCATCAAATTAGATAAACCCTGAACAGCCGCATCCATCTGAGCCATCTGTCCATTAACAAATGCTCCAATGTCATTAGATGCTGATAACATCGCTTGTCTATCGATCACATAAACACCATAAACTGATGCACGTGTTAAAAAGAACTTAGCAAACTTTGCAGGTCCTAAGTTACCACCAGTACCAGAACCACCATTGATCAACTGATTCGGTAATTGAGCGTTAGCAAAAACGTTCGACATACCTGAGTTAGTCTCAAAAATAGTTGGTAATGGATAAGTCTCACCATAGAAATCTGTCTTCTTACGGATCATCGCGAACAACGGATTGTTCGTATAGTATAGCTTAGCTAACTTTTGACCATCATAGATCTGCTTTAAAATAGCAGAAATCTCCTGCATGCCTAAAGCACCAGTCGTATTTGCTATAAATGGTGAGTTTACCGAACTACCATTACCCTCATTATATTGCCCCACGAAATTTGTAACCGAAGCCATTGTCTACCCCTTATAAATTATCTCGCCCAACCCTTAGACTTTGCCATGTTGATAGCGTTTTTAATTCTATCCTCATCAGTCAAAGATTTTCTCTCAGGTGAAGGTGCTTGATTGTTTGTTAATGTTTTTAATCCAGAAGCCTTTTGTTGCTCCTGCATTTGTTTGATCATCTGCTGACCCGCAGAACCCTTAGTAGCTTGGAATAAACTATTAAACTTAGGAATATCCCTAGCCTTAATATATTTTTCCTCTAGCTGTTTCTCTAATAACTGTGCAGCTTCCTCTATCGGCATGATCTTACCCATACCGTTCTCATCAACCGTCTCATTCCAATGATCTTCAATCATCTGATATAAACGTGACGAATCCACACCCTCAAAGTGCATCAACTCATACTTGTCTTTATTACCTTCCAAGTACTGAGTAATTTGCTTCTTAAAATTGTTAACCGCTTGATCTGCTTGCTTTTGAGCACTGGCCTTTGCCTCTTCAGCACGGCTTTGCTCTTTTTGTGTTAACGACTCTTCTAAGTTCTTGATCTTATCTTCTAGCCTTTTAACTAGTACTTCTGCAGGCACATTGCCGTCATTAAGCACCACTTGGCTTAGATCATTATAATCAATGTCTAAAAGCTTAAGCGCATCTAGTGGCTTATCTTTCTTGATCGATTCGAACTCAGTTAGTTTAGCGTATCGAGCCTCAATCTCTGCTTCTTTAGCCTTAGCACGCGTCTCTGCGTCTACAGCCGCTCTTTCTCGCCTTAATAAGATCTCCATTTTACTAGAGATATTGTCTTGTTTGGGTTTTGGATCTAAAGGTTGGCCTTCAGATACATTAGGTTGTTGTAATCCAGCTTGTGTATTTTGTGTTTGTTCTGCTTCCATACAAACAGGTCAAATGTGCTAAGCTATATTAGGTATCAAATCACTTGTTGGCGTAGGCATAGGATTAGCCATGGGAGCCGCTCCACCTGCAGCAACAGGAGCCATTGGGTCACCTGGCAATGGAGCAGCCCCATCCATTGGCATTCCACCAGCCATTGGATCAGCCATAGGCATTGGAGGAGGCGCTAACAACGCTTCAATATCATCCATAAACTGTCTAAGTAATTCAAGCTTACTCTCTGCTAGATCATTAAGCTTACCTTGAGCATAACTCTCTAATGCTAACTTTTTCATCAAAGCTAAATTATCGTATGGTTCTGGAGCAGTATAAACACCGCGCTCAACCATATCGTCTAGTATCTTATGCGCATAATCCATTGAAGCATTGGCCAAATTCTCCTCAGCCTCTAAATCAGGATAATCAAGTAAACGTCTACCAGCTTGAATATCAATTAACCCAGCTTGCATCATCTCTTGAATAGTTTGAAGCCTACCTTCTGGATCTTGTGGCAATTTACTTACTGGATAGATCTGTAATTTAAACTGATCATTCTCTAGATCAACATCCTTCCAATCAATCTCCTCAATAAACCTTTTACCTGGCACCTTAACAGAGAAGTTACCCTTAGACTGATAAAGCCTCTTAGCAGTAGCAACAGTAATCTTACCCAACTGAACAAAGAACTGCTCATAGCTTTGACTCACTGTCTGAAACCTTTGATCCTGATTCTGATCATAAGCACGTAAAGCTTTACCAGAGTCCAGTCCCATAGGCTTTTGATTAGCAGCACTTAACTGACTCACACCACTTAATTGATAACCAGAATCTTTCATACTCTGTAAATGTGCATAGATCTCAGGCTGCACCAATTGAGGCACAACATACTGAGGCATAGTATCGCCTGCGTACTCTAAAATAGTACCAATCATATTATCAAAGTGAGACTTGATTACCTTAGAACCATTCTTAACAAAGATCTTATGCGTCCCACCTAAGTAAAGAGATCGCTGAATACTAATTAATGTTCTATTGATCTCAATCTGAGTCGGCACCAATTGCTCAGCCATCCCTTGAGAATAATAACTGTAAAGCCTTGGATTAAACGAGCATCTAGCAAACGGAAAGAAATCATCATGATAATCCTCATCCAAAAACACTAGACTATCTGTCACAATAGCATGGCGACCCGGTTGATAATCACTATCCCCTTCAGTACCAACAGGCAATCTCCACGCCTCTGCCACCGTCACATTATCACTGACTGACTTACTAGCTGCAGACACCATCTGAGATGTCGATGTCATACCCATGATCTCAGCTTCCTTATCAGGAAACATCATAGCTAATGTAGACCTATCCACATTCTTAATTCTAAACATACTCTTCACGTGCTCAGGACCTGAATGACTCTCTAAGTAATCAACTAAGATCTCATACGGCATCACTCGCTCATACTTAATCTTCATTCCCTCAGCATAAGGATGAATATAACCATCACCCCAAACAGCTCCATCCCTAAAGATCTTTGGAGCCATCGTGTACATATCATTCTCGTAAAATAACCCATAACAAAACGCATCTAGCTTCTTAGCCTTACGCTGTAATTTACTGTCCCCTGCATTCGTTAAGAACATAGGCTTTGGTTTATTCTGAGCAATTCTACTTGTAAGAGTATCCACACAAGACTGAACAATGTTATAAGTTAATCGATCCCTTTGAGAGTTAACAGGTCTACCACTATTAGCTAACTGGTAACCATTCCAATACGTGGGCGTGAAAGTCCCATAGAGCCTTGCATAAGTATTGTAAGACTCAATTCTACCCTTATCAGACTGAATGATAGCAGCCATTTGTTGCATGATCGCTCCACACAACATCTGTGGATCTTGAGCTAACCACCAACGAACATTAAACACACCCTTAGACTTCTTACGCTCTGGTGGACGCTTACCAATACTAAAATCCTGATAACTAATATCTTGATCAATGGACATACTGACTCTCCACATCTTCTTTTAATAACTCACAAATTATATTCATCTGATCTCTAAGAAAGAATATCTGCTCAATCTTTAAGCCCTCTAACCACTCAGCAAGCTCCTCAATCTCTTTATCTGAATACTCACGCTTCACTTGAGCGTTCATAACGGAACTTCACCAGTTAATGGCATAGTAGGATCTTCAACAACTCCTGGAGGACCATCGATAGTTGAATAGAACAAAATGTTATCTTGTTTCATTATCTCATCATGTCTTAGGTCTGGAGGAAGGATAGATTCATCAATTGGAAACTCTTGAACAGAAGGAACAGCGCCATCTGCCTTAGGCGACACAACATTAAACCCTTTGCCATCCTTAGCAAATTCAAGCCTGATAGCGCCATCCCGATATGATGTTACGCCTGAAGTGCTTAAAATTTCTACTAGACCTTTAAGATAATTGAGATCGACCATATATATAGGTCAGATGTGCTTAGAATGGATGGGGAACTAGGATTCGAACCTAGATAATCTGACCCAAAATCAGATGTCCTACCGTTAGACGATTCCCCAATAAAAAGAGGCCCAAGGAGTTCACAAACCCTGGGCCCCTCAAACCATGGATAACCTAATTAATCAAATAACATTGTCTTGATCAAAGTCAAATAGATCAGGCATCGGATCAAGCTCTAGCAATAACTCATTCTGATTATGCTTAAGCCTCTCAGCTTCCATTGTCTTCTGTATATAATGCTTATGCCATACACCTGGATCATTAAGGTTAGGCTGCACAGTCTCTGCTTGAAGCAAATAGTTATAACAATGTCTCCAGAGATATAATGCTGCATCGCAAAGATTGTTGGGTAAGGTGGGGTGCTCTTTGCGAGGAAGCTTTACCTTGCCGTCCTCAACAATCCAAACGAGTCTCTCCATCTCATCAGCATACTGACTAAGGCCTTCGTTACCATTATCTAACAACAAGATCTTACCTTGAATGAAATCATCATTCATTAGATTGATAAACTCTGACTTATCTCTTTTATCTGCAGTGATCACACCAACATTATGCTGCCTGTTGTTTAGCTCAGCGACTGCTTGCTTGTTAGCTCCATCAATCACTTTCACTTCAAACTTATAAGTTAAATCTAATGCTCTAATCTTATTAGCCACATCGGTAACATCCATCTTTAGATGTTTTTCAGCATGAATTAGATAAAGCTTAGGATGAGCTTGATTATAGCAGCCGACCACAAAAGTACTAGGATCAGGGCTGTGACCCAAATCAACGCCAAGAACATAGTTCCACTGTGTGATATCAAGTGGTTTGCTTTTAACAAAGTTTCTCTTCTTATCAAATCGATATACTCTCGCATCATCATCAACCACCCATTGGTTTAAATAAGCCTGTTTGAACCTAGCCGTCTTCATAAACTCAGGCCTGTTCTTTTTGATATCCTCTATCTCTTCAGTCCATTGAACTTTCATATGAGGATTGTCATAAGCAGTCCATTCGTGAAGTGACCAACCTGCTTCTCTCTTAGTTGTTACATCATAGAATAAGCCGTGAGTGATGTTAGAGCTCATACCACTCATGACGATAGTTCCTCTAAGATCAGCCATTGCAGGCTTTAAAGCTACGTAAACAAGATCATATAAATCAATTGTGTATAGAGCTGCCTCATCAATCACAGCTAATCTATATTTACGACCAAAGAGTTTCTTTCTCTCATGATCATCCACATCAACACCAGCAACATAAATCACTGAACCATTTGGAGTTGTGACTGTGAGCTCTGTCTCATTAAACTTTAGACCTAGATCAAACTTATAATCTAATTCCTTAAACACATCTTTCCATATGATGGCTTTAGCGCTTAGACGTGTAAGTCCTAAGTATAAAGAGTTAGATCCAGGGTTTTCAAAAGCTTCTTTAAGTAAATAGATACCATCAGTGTATGATTTAGCTCCACGACGAGTAGTGAATGCAGCTTTTAGTCTTGATGGATCTTCAATGAAAGCTATTTGCTTATCAAAGGCACAAGAGCGCCAATCGAATTTCTTTTGTTCAATATTATCTAGCTCTTGTAAAAGCCCCAGCAGCTCATCCATTAACTATCTTTGCAGCTTGGATTCTATTTCTAACCTCATCGGCTAGATCTTTGTTGCTCATCTCTTGAATATTAAGATCAGTCGCTCTTCTTTTTGGATATAAATATTGAGCAAGTTCAGAAAGTTTATGAAAGTATTTATCAGGATTACCTTCTGTCATAGTGGCCATGATCATAGCTTCAAAGACATTGAGTCCATGCTTATCGCATAGCTCTAGAAGGTTAGCTTTATCTTTATTTGGTGTACCTAATGCCCTACCAGCGCCTGGAGGACGAGGTTTACCTTTGGGCCATGCCATAAAAGTTATATTGAACACTTTTTAAGTTATTTCAACATATTACAAGTTTAATCTAGACGTTAGGCGTTATTGGCACGTTGTGTAATACATACCTGTCATAGTTCTAGTTGTAATGCAGTTAGTCGGTTGTTGTTGCTGAATGTTTACTTGAGGCGGGATGATCTGTGGTTGAGGTTGATAGTTATTGTAGCTTTGTGTAAAGCCACTAGCAAAGTTTTTAAAGAATCTTTGAGTGTTTGATTGAGCCATGGCGCTTGTACTCATTAGTAATAGTGTAATTATTATATGTTTCATTTTGATTCCTTAATGATTTGTTCAAGTTTAATTATAATATATGCGTAGGCTTCAATGCGTCCTATAAGTTTACCAACCTTAAGAACATGGTCTTCTTTTTGTTGGTAGTTTGGCATGCACATCTTAGCTAAGGTAATGTTATCTTCGTTACATTCGTTATTAAGGAATTTGATAAATTGTTCTATATTGTGTTTCATGCTTATTACTAATGCATAGTTAATGCCAATGTTTTAAGCAATACGTTGCTATTGAGCTGTCTAAGGATTGGTCAGTGACTGATTTTGGTACATATCGATGACAGATTGAAGCTTTTTGATATCTTCTTCTGGGCTAGAGCTTCCATGCATAAAGAATTGACCGGGGTATGGTGGGCCCTCAGCTAGTAATTTCTGATCTATCTTAATTAAGCTTTCTAGGCATTTTATTAACTCGTTATCATTTTCAAAAACTGCCATGTCTATCCTGTCATGATTGATATGATTTGGTATTGATGGCTGAACTCTTTGTCGTGGAACAATCTAAGTGCTTGCTTAGTTGAGCGTACAAAAAATGACTCTTGGTAATGGTTCTCTTCATCATCTGCAATTAAACGATAAACTATAGTGGTCATACATCCCCCTATAACACCACTATGCATTATATATGCCGCATTACAAGGTCCAGTTTATGGTTATTTAGTTGATATCCCACTTCTTTTTGTCTACTAGCATGTCGAATTGAGTTTTTAGTAGTTTTCTCATTGTTTCCCCGGCTGCGCATATAGCTGTCAGGTTCTCAGCTGTCATTTCCTTTGTTGCCAGCTGCTTGGCTGATTCTCCCATGAGTTTGGCAAAGGTCATTGATTGCTTGTATGACTCGCTCTGGATCTCTAGACTTGAGTGCTTTGGCTGTTCCATACAATGGGTTGACTCGTTTGTGGTATTTGAGTTTTGTGGCAAGAACGGCTCGTTTATTTCTTTCATAGTACTCCCTTGAAGCTAAGGCTTCTTTTGCTTTATATTCTGGGTCATTTCTTAATCGTTGTTTTACTAACTTACCTTTAAGTCTTATGCGGTCTTTATTCTTTTCTCGCCAAGCATCTCTATCAGCTTTATGTTTAAACGGCATCTTCTAGTCCTCAAATGCACTCATAATCCATCCTAATGTGGCAAACACCATGAAAAATGGACTGGCTAACACTATAGTTACGCAAGCTAATAC